TATATTTCCGATGATTCATAGTTCTCTACAGCGGAATAGTCCCAAGTAAGCACGAATGATATAGCTGTACCTACACGTACCTCCTGTAATTTACAATTTTTAAGCTGTTGAGTGGTAGTATCCGGGGTATCTGTTACTGCGTTAGCTATCTTACTTATTTCTTCAAATTTATCGTTAAGCTCGCTGGTAAGATTGCTCATCATATCTTTTAATAGATATATAAAGTTTTGGCCATTACCGTTTATAGAATTAGGTAATTTTTTAAAGAATGCTGTTAATGTATCTGATATGCTGGTAGAACTAGCCATTTAATCACCTCAAATCAACGATACGATAGACTGTGCGAAATCTGATTCTGTCTGCATATCAAATCCATGGTTAGACATTGCAAGTACAATCATAATCTGCGTTGCCAAATCAAGTAATCCCCAGTTGTCCAACGGCAATTCAGACGTTTCGTCCTTTATCTCTGGAGGTTTCTTGTAATACCTGAGGGTTTTTGGCAATGTGCCATAACATTCAAGTTTCCCAAGCCGGTTAATCACCGGAGCTTCATTCGTGAATTTATAGAAATCGTCAGGGATATCAGTTTTTTCTGTTGTCAGTGTTATGTCCCCGATTACCTCATGATATTTATTCTGTATCAGTACATGCCATATGAAGTTTATTGCGTCGTTCAGGTATGCCACTAATTCTTCAGTAGTATAGCCTGTTTCAAGGCTATCACTAAGACGCTCCTGAATTGCGGTCTGTGTCAGAAGTTCCTTTACTGTTATTCGTATTACCCCCTTTTATTTCGGTAATGCACTGGTTCATAAGTTTCTTCAAATGTACCGATGTGCGAAACGGTATTTTATCTGTCAGGCTGGATACATGATTCTTAAAAGCAAAATACTTCAACGTGGCATTCTCTCCATCCCATTCACCATCCATCGGCGTAATTACTGTATCGCCATCGCTGTTAGGCAGATATGTTAATGCAAACTGTCCTTGCCATGCGATGAAATCATCTGGGAGCTTCACCCCAGTTGTATTCAATTCTATCGTTTTAAGTAAATCAGGGTCATATGATTCCGACATGTCTACACATATAGAATCCATGGCGTCATTTAATACATGAATCAATTCTTCATCAGAGAATGTTGTCTTCTCCATATCATTCAATCTCTGTCGTACAAGTATAAGTATTTCATTTACGGTCAATTACATCACCCCCTACACATAGAACTGCATTGGACGTTCGATTACCGGATAATTTTCAGAACTACTGAGTGAATTTATTTCACCAGATATGACTTTGTCTAAGTTAGAAGAACCAAACGAGCCATCAATAAGGCCAGTAGCATACCGTATAAACATTTCCAAGAATATGCTTGGAATATCTATCTCATCTTCTAATGTTGATATCATAGGAATAACATAGTAGTAATCCATTGTACCAGATTTATCCATATATATAAGGTCACCGACTACACGGTAATCACCTTCGTAGTTTTTAGTTTCTCCGTCTTCTGTGACATATATATTCCTCATCTTAGCAAAATCTTCTGGCAGGGTTGCCTTACCGTTCTTTACTTTAAGATTAGACTCTTTCATTACCCAGTTAGAATCACGATTAATAAGTATCATATTCAAAGTTCTTATAACTGTGTTTATAGCTTCAATAAGCTCTGGGTCACTATGTTTACGTGAATACATCTCACCCAGATTGAACAATACGGCTGTAGCTATCTCCTGTGCCCTAATCATTACAACACTCCTTTATGAGCCTTAGGCGTGCATGTACGGTATTCTGGGTGCTTCCACAGCCATCTATCAAGTATTTGGTTAGCTTCTGTATTATCTACTCCACGCAACTGCATATAGCGTTTAAGTTCTATGTCAGTGCTGAATAAAGGTCTTGGTATACTAGCTATACGTTTAGCCTTGCCGTGTCCGATGTCACCTTCTCTACCATCCATACGGGATTCATAACATTCTTTTAAGCATTCCCCTTCGTCCCAGTAATGTCTTATTTCAAACTCGTGGGTTTTCTTATCTACATCTACATCACTATGCAATAATGCCATTCGTTCACCTTCCATTTAATCAAAAAAAAATAGGGGTCGTGATTAACACGACCCCATGGGATTAGGCTTTAATATTCTTAATACGAGCGGAAGCAATTGGAGCTGTGCATTCCAAGGTCAAGTCGCCAGTGATGACCTTCTGTTTGTAAGTACCTGTACGTGGCGGATTTTCCGTGTGGAAAGGAATCAGGTAGCCAAGTTTGAAGTACTGGAATTCAATCAGGTCTACGATATCGTCAGAATACATACGGTGAGCATTGACATCTACACGACCGAAGTCAGTTTCGATGATATCAACAACTTCAACCAAATCTTTCTGGCTCATATCACGAGTCTTCTGAACCCCCTGAGTCCAACCGGAGATTACTCGTTTATTCTTACCCGAGCAAACGATTGTATCGGTATCGCCACCACGTTTCCATACCAACTGCATAGCATCATTAATACGGTCGAACGTAAGTTTACCAGTATCAGTGGAAACCGTAGACGCATCAATAACGTTCTGGTTAGTCATGTTAACCGTGGAAGCGGCAATAGCGGCAGACGGCTTGATAGCTGTATCCGCATAATCACTCATCATAGTAGCCTGAGGCGTAGTATGGACAGTGAACGTATTAGCGTCAATTACGTGAACGTAATACGGGGTATTTACCGAGTAGTGATTATCCAATGCTGTAGAGCCAGCCTTAGAAAGAATAATCGGGTCGCCATTAAATAATTCATGGCCAGTTACTGTAAACACACCGGCGGTAGTAACCGAAACTACCGGTTTGGTAGAGTCGAGGAAGTAAGACAGACCACCGAAACGAGCGGCACTCGTATCTTCAGCTTTCGCATCCGTGTTGTTTACGATAGCGTATTCAACATCACGACCGGTTTCTTTACCACACTTAGTAAACTGATACAAATTTGTTACTATACACACCTGTGTACGGGAAGGCCATTTCTGCCTTCCTCTCTGTATCTCGACAGAGTTCAGACTATATCTTTAGCAAGCTTTTACTTGCATGTCTGGCATATAGTCGTTGAGGTTAGTATTGTTTATATACTGTTCAACCCGGGATTTTTTTCTTTGAATATGAAAATACCCTCCAGCTTCAATCCAAGACGGGATGTTTATAGTTAAATTTGCTGTTTGTATATTTGTTACCCATTTTGGTTTAGTCATGGTAAATTTCCCGGTTTTTATTCCTACGCTTTGAAGTATTGGTTTAAATTGTTTTAAAATATTATAATCCATTTTTATCCCCATCATAAAAGATGGTAAGCCATTCGCTAAAGGCTTTGTTCTTTTACTTACGAACCCTTCGCTGTCCATTACCCCGGATATAAACGCTATTTTATTTTCTTTGTTCCATTTATATACATAGCTTGGAATAATCTCTTTACATCTTGTATCTTTTCTCAGCGCTTCGGTTAACTCTTTATCCCGAGTCTCTACAACGAAAGAATATCCTTGTTTATACCTCGTTCGATAGTTCTTCCTGAAATATGCCTTACATTCAAGTTCGTCTAAAGCCTTTTGCGTAGCAACAGCAAAATCCTCATCAAATACTTCTAATCTAAAAACGTAAGAAATTGTTGGTCTATTTTTAGGCCTGGTAATACATCCATCGCCTAAATATACACCGAGTATATAAGCAAAACTCTTACCTGCTGATTGTCCATCTATCAAATTTATCCCTCCAATTTTTACTCTATGGTATGTCGGGCTTTAGGAGTTTCCAGCATATAGCCAGATTTATACTGACCTATCAGTTACGCACAAGCCAGTTCATCGCGGACGCCATATTTCTTGATGGCCTGCGTGGTATCCGTAACGCTATAGCCATTCATGAATTTCTGGACATAGTTTGCGGAACGAGTACGAGGACGTGCGTTCTGTACATCGAAGTCAGTGGCTTCAAGTTCAGCATTGTCTCGTGCCGGACGTAAATTATCGTTCAACCATTCATGTTTCGTACTAGTAACCGAAGTACGACCAAATTTATTAGTAAAATAGGTTTCATCAGGGTCAAGGGCCGTAATAAAATCCGTAATATCCTCAACCTTACCTACAACAGAACCAGATTTAACTGTTTTATCAATTATTGCCAATTAATTTCCTCCTTTTAACCTAAACCGAGCTTACTGGCTAACTTAGCCTGTTGCTCTAATGTCATTCTCCCCAGCTTCGAGTAATCCAATGTTCTTGGAGTCGCTGTGGTATTTTTAATAGCTCCTGTAGACTCTGCAAATGGAGGTGCCTGTTTAGGTACCTGCTTGGGAGGAGTAGCTACCGGCCTATTCTGTGGAACCTGTTGTTCACCTGCCGGAACATAACCTCTCTGGCGGTAATATCTATCACGCACCGCTTCCAAATACGAATCAACTACACGAGCATCATTTCTCTGCAATGCTTGCTGAATCTTGACAGCCTGCTGGTAAGGCATCTGCTGTAACACCTGTGCCGCATACCTATCAATTTCATTAAAATTGGGATCCTGAGCGTATTTGTTAGCTACAGTCTGCATTTCCTGCTGAGATACATTCCGTTCGTACATCTTTGCTTTAATCGTAGAGATTTCATCGGCTAATGCCGCCTGATGCACCGGGTTGTATTCATCGAAATCTTCCCCTAAATTATCCTGAACGTGCTTAATAGCGTAGTCAGACAAGTTTTTGTAGTACTCTTTCGGGTCTACTTTGTTCGGCTGGGCCTGCTGTTGTGGTTGCTGACCATTCTGAGGCTGTTGGGGCTGTCCCTGATTGGGATTCCGTTGAGCATACTGCGATTCAAGCTGTTTGCGTTCATTAGCAAGAGCCTGAGTCTTACGAGTATAATCAGAATTCATCATGTAACCATTACGCAATTCATCCAACGTAACTTCTTTGTCTACACCATCTACTTTGACCGTAAATTTCTGAGGTTCTGGAGGAGTCTGAGGCTGTTCTTCTTGTACCTGTGGTTCCGGGGTACTAGGAGATTCCTCTTCATCATCTTCAAACATTGCGGGATTAAACTGCACATCTCCGTTTTCATCAACTTTCCAGTCAAAATCATTATTTTCTTCCTGCGCTTCCTGAGGAGCACTTGGTTCCGGGTTGGAATCCTGTGTTGGTTGTTCCACCGGTGTATTATCAACAGTAGGTTGTTCGCCTTCTGCGAATAATTGAATATTAAAATCAAAATCTTTGTTTGTTTCTTCCATGTATCTTCTCCTCACTCCCATTGCTGGGTTGGTGAACATTAATTAAAGTCCTAATTTATTTTTCCAATATTCTGCTTTCTGTTGCATTATATTGCCTACCGAGTTATCTACATATTCGTCTCCAGATGGAGCAGAAATGGTGTAGCCACCACTACCATCACCATAGCCACCACTACCATCACCATAGTCACCACTAGTATCTGCTGGAGCTTCTTCTGTATAGCCACCACCAGAGCCATCACTAGACCCATAGCCATAATCTCCACCATAGCCACTATCAGAATAATCCTGCTGTGGAGCTTCCTGATATTGTTGTGCCTGAGCCTGTGCCTGCATCTGAGCTTGCTGGTTCTGGTAATCAGTCCAAGCCTGAGACTGCTGTGTAGGCTGAATTACCCCCTGATTTACGAGAGCATTATATGCTTGCCAGTTGTAATTCTGGCTCATATAATTCTGTAATGTGTTTTCATCCCAGTCTGGATGCAACTGGCGAAGTTTGTCTACGTTCCATTCCTGAGCCTGAACCGGATTAGACGGGTTCATCATTGTAGAACCATCGCCAAGGTCGCTAGTCTGTCTCTGCTGTGCCGCATTTGGAACATACTGGCTAAGTTGTGCCTGAGGCTGGTCGCCATTAAGGATTTTGTACACTCGTTCTTTGAACCCCGGGGTAAGAGAACTCTTGGAGTCCCAATTCCGAGCCTGTTGCAACCCTTGGTTATAGCTATTAATGGAATCCTGATTATAAACTTTAGGAGACCATGTATTACCATACTGCCCCTGATACTTATAATTAGCTGGGTCAGCTACATTTTGAGTGTTGGTCTGTCCATACTGACCTACAGGAGTATCAGCACCAGCTAACTTATTCTGTAACTGCTGACTTACCTGAGCTTTCAATGCATTACCTACCGGCCCGGCTGTAATAGCATTCGCCTGTTCCTGCCCCGTAGTAACTTTCTGCGGTGTAGTGGAACTGGCCGGGGCATTTGCTAATGCCTGTTGATACTGCTGAAAATAATTACCGTTAGTTGGCTGGTAATTAACCCCCTGATTCTGAGAGTTATCACCAGTAAACGATATTTTAGTTCTCTTTGCCAATTAATCCCTCCTACAAATTCTTATACCAGTCGTCATTAGGCTGGACATTTCTTTTTTCTTCTTCTATTTCTTTGAATTCTGTATCAGCTAAAGCCCCATTGTTGATGGTGGCATTTATCCAGTCCCTAAAATCCTCCGAGACTATTAGCAGGTTTCGCAGGCCCATTACCCTGTTGTCTGGGCACGTTTTGAGGTCTTCGATTATCCGTCCTTGATAAGCCTCCAACCATTCCTCCGTTAGTGCTCTGACCATTTTGCCCTGCTCCGCTTTGTCCATAGTTGCTATTAGCTTCTGTTTGTACGCCAAATCCTCCGCTTGCATCGTTATATCCTCCTCCTGTCATCATGTTACTATTAGTCTCGTTATCAAATAATGCCTGAATCTGTGGAGGTAAACTCATTAATGCTTCTGGAGGTAATACCCCGGTCTGCATGTAGAACTGAGACACTTCAGGGGGTAACGAGCCAAGTACCTGAGCTTTCATCTGTTCCTCTATTACCATCCGTTCCTGTATCACAGCAGGTTCGGTGATATAATCGGCGTAATTCTTGAATCCAGCCGCTTCAATCCACTTCTTAAACAGATTATATACATTATCAGGAGTCACAATAGGAATCCCCGACTGCCGTACCTGCATCAAAGCTGTAAGCATTTGCTGTAACATAAGCTGGGTGCTTTCTTTAGAAGCAATACTGATACCGGCATTGACTACTAAATCAAAATTACCTTGTAAATCGTCAGGGCTGATAGCAATCTGTTTATTAGTAAGCCTGATAACTGTTTCATCATCTATGAATTTCTGATTAAGGCCAATCATAAACCGGAATAATTCATACACACCAGTTTCAGCGAACATTCTTGCAATTAATTCAAGACGCTGGGTACTTGCTCCCATAATCTGTGATATCCCAGTAGCTGTCTTATTAAGCGTACTGGCATCAAGACCTTGGTTGTACCTTGTAATACCGGTACGGTTTTCTTTCTGTGATTCAATATATTCAAGAAACTGATATGTATACGGGCTTAACTGATTAACCGGCATAGCCATTGCCACATCCTGCATTGTATGGTTGGCTTTCTTACGGATTACGTTACGGCCTTTTACATAGTCTTCAATATTAATAGCGTCTTCAGCAAGAATCATCTTCGGGTCATTAGTAAGAGCTATATTCTGTACTATCTGGCGTGTCAGGGCCACTTTAAGGTCCTGTAATTCGCCAATCAGTTCAGCATATGAACGCTTAACCCAAATACGATGAGGGTCTTTAGTTGGCGATATAGAGAAGAATGGGTGTCTGCCCATATAGTTAGGTTCTACACGTAGAATAACGTCATCAACGATAGTAACAATCATGTCTTCAAGTACGCCATCGTTATTCCAGTCTATCTTTGTGTAGCATTCGTATAACGTAACTTCCGCTCTGGCTTCTTCTACCTGAGAGCTTAATGAGTCATAGTTATCACCGATAACCTGTTCCACTTCATCTTCGTCTAGGATACCAGTCATTGGCTTTGGTGTTATCTTATCTATATTTGCATATATACCCTGCTGTTCCCGTTCACGAAGGTAACTCATTGTTACTTTCTTTTTGTGAGCAACGAAGTTTGCTTCATCAAGTGTTTTAGCGTCTGACGAATAAAGCAATTCAGATACCAGAATATTTTCAAGCTTAGGGGCGTTCTTTACGTAATACGGAGATAGATACTTAACTCTGTATACGCCGAACATATCAGGGCCATCAATAGACTGTATTTGTATCTGTTGCTGTTGTAGTTCTTCAAGAGCTCTGGCGTTCATCGACTGTTCCATCAACTGATAGTCGGTCTTGCGGTCCCAGTAGCATTTGATGATACCCATCCCAGTTATCAGAGCGTCTTTCATCCAGTTATAAAGGATAGGGAAGAATCTGTTCTGCCGTTGTAGCTGGTATACAAGCAATTCCTGCATTACCTCTGCGTTATTATCATCTTCTTCAGATACCCCCTGCACAGTGACTACTTCATCACCGCCGGTGAATACCTTAATAAGAGATGGCAAAGCCCATTCAATTGTATCCGTAACGTCTGTAGATACCAGAGAAGAGACTTTAGATAATCGAGGGAACTTGCGTTTATAGTAATCCTTGTCGGCATAGTATATTTCGTATCGTTCTTTAACAGTGGGTAATATAACCGATTCCTGATAATCCTCTGCGTCCGATATATCACGCTGTATTGCGGTAACTAGGCTGGTGTCTATGTCGTCTAGAGTGGGATTATCCTTGTTCTTAATAAAGCTCAACCTATCACCTCCGATTAGAGCTGTCTGCTGACAATCGTTTCCGGCTTAAACGCCGATGCTATAATCCAGCCATTATCGAGAAGGATTACAGAGAGTCTTTTACGTCCTTTAGTGGCGTTCAACGTCATTCCTTTTTCTTTCTGTTCTACGAACATATTCCGGATTGTTTCACCGGCATATGGAAGTATACAAGTAACACGACCGGCATTGACCTGATAGCCAAAACCGATTGCGAGGAATGGCCCGTTCTTACTGTCGTTCGTTATCTTTTCATCTATGTGTTTAAATCCCATAATAATCTCCTAACAATAAACTTTATCGGTTTTGACTGGTCCGTCATCTTTATTATCGCCATCAATCATATCCTGCAACAATATACCTTCAAGCATTTCTACTCTGGATTCCAAGTCATCAACCGCAGCTTCAAGTAAAGCAATACGTTCTTTTTTAGTCATATTAGACCTCCTGTATGTGGTGGTAACGCAGGGATTTGAACCCCGATAACACGATTATAAGTCGTGGATTCTACCATTGAATTACATCACCATGGTTGCGGATTACAGAGTCGAACTGTAATCTCGAGGGAATGAGCCTCGAATCCTACCTTTAGAAGAATCCGCTACGCCAGCTTTTTGGTCGGAAGCTGGAGGAAACCTAGCCGTTAAGATTAATGCCATATCCACGTCAGGTCATTATCTTGTTACGGTCATAGCCGGTGTCTAATTCGGACGTTCATCTGTGGAATGTACATCCTATAACTCTACCGGTTGTTACCTATTCTCGGATTTGACCCCTCCGACGTAAGCCTTTCGCTCGCTAAGGGTTCCCGTGTAAAATTCTCCCCGTAGCCTGTTCTTGGCCCGACAGGATATAAAACTCATGAGAATGTTTTAATCACCCCCTTTGTGGTTATTTACAGCCGCCTTTTCCGCCTTTGCGTCCACCTTTTCCACATTTCGTGTACATATAACCACCACCTTTCAAATTATCTATTATAATTCCCCAGATAAGGGTATTTCATCGTCGTAAACTTTTTCATAAGAAGCAACCGGGGCAAAGTATATCTGGTCCTGATATGCTAATGCATCAGTAAGGTCATCGTGTAATGCTTTAGGGAATGAGAGGAGTTCTCCTTCAAGTTCTCCTAAGAATGAAGCCCCTATCGGAAACCAAACGGTGCCAGATTTAAACCGAGGCTGGATAGCCTTGATACGTTCTTCTTTCTTTTCTTTAGCTTCCAAATCCTTTACCGTGAACCAAACGTTGCGTTTAGGCATTTCTTTTTCAATAAAGTGGGATAATGCCGCCTGATACGCTACTTTTTCTACTCCTACATATACCGGCTTATATCTGCCTACAGCATCGAATATAGCATCGATTGTCTGTGTAGGGTCCCATCGTCCATAATTTATATCTAATATGAACCAGTGATTATCACTATTAACGCCTATTGTACAAACTACTGTATAGTCGGCGCTTTCTTTTTGTGAAATAGCAAGGTCGACCGTAGTGAACACATTCATATCCTTGGTCTCCAGCGTTTCTGGCTTGTAGTACTTGAAGTACTGCTTCTTAAATAACTGCTTTTCCGGGGAAATAGCAATACACATTTTTTCTCGTTCCCACGTATCCAAGTTACCTACGCGTCTGAATGCTTCTCTTTCTGATACTATTTCATCTGTAGACCATCTTTCAGGCCATGCGCTGTTACCTTCTGAATCTAATACCGGTATCCGTACCCCGGTGAACTTTAAATCCTTCTTGTTGTCTATAACCCGTTCGATTAAGCATTTCTCTCCAAGGTTATTACCAATCATAAATATTCGTGTTTTCTTACCGAGGAAGATAACGTCTGACAAGAACCAATCCCAGTCATTATCCTGTACTGTATCTGACTTAGCATCTTCTGTATCCTGAGGGTCATCGATTAGTACTACATCAGGACGATGGTCATGGACATTCAAACCACGGACAGATGAACCTTTGCCATAGGCTTCAAATCGTACCCACATCTGTTCACCATTGCTATCATTTACCATTACCTCGAAACCTTTATCTGATTGTTCCACTATCTTGATTAGGCCCATTGATAACAGTTCGTTCGATAACCATTCGTTTTCTATTTCTTTCAGCCTCTTACTAGCTAACGTCTGTGTGGCCATGATGAATACCACGTACTGAGTCCTCTTGTCTGGGTACGTAAGGCAGTGCAACGGGAATGCCCTTAATACTACGCCCGTATTATGCGTCGGTATATTGCCAGTACCGCAGAGGAATATACCCGTTTGGCTATTTACCTTAATACACATTGTGGGTACTGATTCGTGTTTAGTAACCCTCTTTATTGTTCTCATGGTGCTTCTTTTATCCTGATGAGACTGGATTAAGTCTGATTTCCTTTTGAGTCTTAAGAATTTACTGGTAGTCTTGAATGATACATCGTAATGGTCTTTGCATTTCTTACCGTTTAAGAACGATTTACTCTTCGTAATTGTAGTTTTTAGCCCAAGGCTATTAGCTACATATAGGACTCCATACGCCAGATTATTTGATGTGGAGGTAAATGTTATCGTCCCGGTTTTTCTATCTACCGTGCCATCTGTATCTATTAAGCCGGCTAACAAGCACCATCTATTCTGTTCACTGTCGTAAAAATATGATTCTGGGATGTGTTTATCTCCAAACACTTTTAGTCTTTTTAGCTCGGTAACGAACCCATTGGTAAGTTTTATCGCTACTCCTGTTTTATCACGCCTTGTAGACTTGTATTCCCAGTCTAAATTAGATACTGTTTCATCTGCATCATTAAATCCGCAGGTTATATCAGCTCCTAAACATTTACCGTTGCCCAACCATTGCCCTAGGTCGTATGGAGAGATGATGTGCTTTGCTTCTGTAAATTGTATCGGAGCACATAACGGTATTCTATAAGCTTTTTCTTGATATCCACCTTTAGGCTTTCCTAAGTCTTGTTTTGCGTATAGCTCTAATGTATTTACTATATTATATCTACGTTTGTGTTTATCAAATACCGTCCATAGATGGTCTTCATCAGCAATTACTTTATCGCCGGTGTCGAACTCAACTTCAAAACAGTTATGCCCGTAGAAAATATCTGATGTACTGCCGACTAATACCGGATTACCGTTTTCATCGAATACATAATCACCAGCATTAATCTCTCCCATCATCTTTATTCCGTTAGGAGTAGGAATCAAAGTACTGACTGCTAGTGCCTTTCCAGATTCTCGGAAACCTTCTACTGCATAGTGATTGACTCCATGTAATAATACGTTGCCCCATTCTTCTTGGAATGAAGGCGTCTTAACTTCATCTTCCACGGGGAGGAATACCCTTCTGAATAGCATTAAATCATCTTTGGCATCGCTGAATAGCTTAGCCATCTCTATCTTCTTATTCATACCCTTCCCCCTTTACATCTTATTCGGTAAATATCTTTCATTTACTACTACGATATGGACAAAAGTAGTCAAATACCTCCTGAAATTTTAAAAAAATTTTTTCGTTTTCTGAATACCCCTACCCCCATTTGTATATGGTAAACATCATTTTGTATAAATCTATCATAAATACCCGTAAATATAGAGACATGTATGAATAAATATTAGGATTATGAGTACTTATGTCTCAAAATAGATAGGGATATGT